CCACAATCAGCGTGTCGGCTGACTGAGTCCAGCACATGTCATCCACAATGTCGCTGGTGATGGCCGTGGTCAAAAAGCTGTTGCCGGTGCCATTGATGTTGGTGACGATTGCACCGTTTTTGACAACGTGCATGCGGTTGTGCGTAAAACACAACATGTAGCTGTCGTCCACCGAAAACTGAAAAGACACAAGCCGCACACCGTTGCCTGCGCTGGATGCGCCAGAGGAAGAGTTTGGTAGCTCAAAGATGTGCTTGGTGCCTGGCCTACGGCGCAAGCCGCCCTGTGGCTGTATGAGCACGTTGGTGGCCTTTGCCAGCGCGTTGCCGTAGGCTTGCAGATCAACGCGGGCACGCAACAATGGGTCGAGCTCACCCGTCGCAAAGTTGGTTGTGAACTCAACAAAGCGCGCCATCAGCCAAACCTCGCCTCAATGAGTGAGAAGTCTTGCATGGCCCGGCTCGGGTTGCCCTGGCCGTCGATCTGGGCGGCGGTGCGAAAGAATCCACCGCGCCCGTTCTCGGCTGGCTCACCGACTGCGGTGCGCTTCCAGTTGGCTGCCTTGTCGGCCTGTTCGGTGATGGGCTCGGCAAGGTGCCAGCACATGAAGTACTTCAGCAATTGCACAAAGTACTGGGGCATGGCGTACTCGGGCACCGAGAACTTGTAGTCGATGTAGACCGCAGTCAAGTTGGTCAGTAGCTGGTCGCCTTGAATTTCCCAATCCTTGCGCACTGGCGTGCCAATGCCGCTTGTCTCATAGACCGCAAAGGGGTTTTGCAGGCGATCACCGGGCAGTTGGTACGCATATCGCCAGACGCTGTTTGGCGCGGTCAGTAATTGCGAGAGTTGGGTTTTCTTGGTTGAGAACGTCCAGGGGTACATGGACAACAATGAATCGCGGATATCTGGGTAGAGCCGGTCACACACGCTGGATTCATCAGTCCCGTCATTGAAAGATGAAATAGCCTTGGCCCCGATCATCAGTAATGCGTCGGAGCAAATCGATACACCTGTGTCGCCAGCAGCCATTTGAACCCCTCAATGTAAGAAAGGCCATCCTCCGAGAATCCCCAGAAGATGGCCTAGCCCACTGACCATCAATTAGTCAGTGTCAGTTGCGCTTACGGTTGTGCCGTCAGCAATGTCAACTACGCCAGCCGCAGAAACAGCGTTAACATAAGTCAACACCAAGCTAGGAGTAGTGGAGTCATAGACAAAAATGATGTCGCCGACTTTCAACAGCGATGCGATGCTGTCAAAGTAGCTCACAGTGTTTACCGTGGCTTGGGTATCTGCTGTTTTGTACAGATACATGCTGGGTGCATTGCCAGATTTGGCAGCGCATACGGTCACAAAACCAGTGCTTGAAAATGCCATGTCAGCCTCCTATTAAGTTTCGCGGCAGGTGATCTTGACGATGCCTTCATCGTCAATGGCAACAGCGCCAGCAGAGAAGACTTCATTGACCAACCAAGACGTTTTTTCCGCGACGTAGTTGATCTCAGTCCGCATGCCAATTCCCTCGCCGTAACCGACTGCATCCTTGTGGAATGCAAAGCAGCTACGGTCAAGTGAGCCATCAACAACCAAGCCGCCTTCAGAGCGGTCACCCAACACATGGAACATGAATCCCAGGAACGTGTTGAGCTCGCCTTGCACCAGCGCTTTGACGCTGTTGAAGTCCGAGCTTGTGACACTGGTTTCAGACAACAGATTTGCCAGACCGTTTGCGTGGATGATGATGTGGCGACCATCAGGCGGCACGTTGTTCTTGTCCATCAAACGCTTTGCTTCGCGCAGCTTGGTGATGTTCATATTGGTGTTTGAGCCACCAATACTGTTTGCCACGGTCAAGCTGGTGCTGGATGCTGTCAGCGCATCCAGAATCATCTGATCTTGGCGACGGCCCATAGCACCAGCTACAACTTGCACCAATTCCTGGCGCTCATCAAAGTTGACTTTGGCTTGGCTGAAAATGTCGCTGTACTCAGCGGCGTTGTAGTCAGACAAAGTCAAAGTGACTGAGCTAAATGCGACGTTGAGGGGAGTGACATCAGTCTGGGGAATGCGCAGGGTTGCTACGCCTTTGCCCACTTTGGGGAACTTAACGGTGGAACCTTCGACTCCACGACGCTGGCGCACTGCCGGGACAAGCATTGCCTTACCTTGATAGGCTTGCTTGACCTCTGCGTCGAAAAGAGTAATAAAGGCGTTGGAGAGAGAAACGCTCATTGGATTACCTCATTCGGTTGTTGGACAGGGTTCTCGCGCCGGTAAGCCTGTAAAACAGGGCCAGATACTTGCTTTTTGCGCCAGCCAGGCGTCAGCTTCCGCTGCGGCAGGGGTCGGTTTCCCAATAAGCCCTGCCGCATTCTAGTACTTTTTTACAAATGTCAATAGGTAATCTTGATATTTGTACAAGTACTTATTGAAAAGTGGAATTGAAGAGTTTTTCCACCCTGTTCCGATACCCGGTGTCTGACTTGTAGCGGGGATCGTTGACCATCTGGTAGAGCTCATCCTTAGATGGCGCACCGTCCATTGGCATGACGTCAAGCGGCACCCGTCCCTCGTAGCTTTCGCGGACTTTCATCAGCGCCGTAAGACCCCTGGCGGTGCCGCCCATGATCTTGAACTCATCAAAGTCATCCTTTGACCAGACGCCCTTGTTGACCAGACCCCTGGCCCAATCCACCATGCCGTTCACAATGGCACCGCCCTTTGGCCCAAGCTGCCTGAGCTCGTTGGCCGGGTCGATCATTTGGCTGCCGATCACCTCGTTGGCCTGGGTCTGGAGCTTTGTGACCAGGTCATCAAACGCGCCTTGCGAGAGGTTGTTCTCTTTCGCCCAGCCGGTCAGCGTAGGAATGATCGGGTTGCTTTCAGCGTCATCGCCTTTCCACGCCTTCAGATCGTAGGTGCCGTCGGCTGGCGCTTTGTGCTTGCCCTGGCTGATCTGCTTGCGCAAGTCCGACCAGGATTTAGCGATGCCTTCCAGGTCGGGTTCGCTTGTGTCTTTTTTCCAAAAGTTCTCGGGCCAGTAATCTGGCCGTACCAATGGATCATCAGCAGTGGGGGCATCTGCTGGCGCGGCCTTGTGGTTAATCTCAACCGCCTGGGAGTTTTCTTGCTTTGTCTCTGTTTGCACTTGCACGTTGTCAAGTAGGCCGGTTGCACCGGGCTCAACGGTTGCGGTGTCGCTCATTCAGTTTTCCTTTTTACAATTGGTACAGTTGTTGGCTGTACAAAACAGGCAAAAAAATTTACAGGTTCTTTGCCTGACGTATCCGCGCTTCAATCTCCCGCACAACCGTCCTCTGCCCTTCGGCAAAGTAGGCGTGTGATGGGTCTGTTCCCGGCACGGCGACGGGCACATTCACATACATTTGATTCAGCCAAGCAAGCAGTTTTCTGCCGTCCTCGCTGGAAAAAACGCGCAGCGTCAGGCGCGCCAGATCGTCACGTTTCTGATCAACCTCGCGGATGTCAGATGTCTGGCCTATAGCCTCCAGTTCGTCCCAGCTCACATGACCCCCTGTGGTGCTGGTAGTGCAGGCATGCCGCCCGGTGCGCCACCGGCTTGCGCCTGCATAGCCATGGCCTGGGCAATGCCCATCTGCTGCTGCTGGTTGCGGGCCTCTTCCATGAGCACAGCGCGCTCTGCCGCCGTGTTGCGCACCGACGCCGGGACGCCGAGCTTGTCGCCCAGGTAGTCCACCAGGATGTCGGTCTTGACCGCAAGCTGGCCGTCTGAACCGAGCCCCTGGGTGATCTGCATGTACTGCATGATGGCGTTGATCTCTTCCATGTTCTGCGCCATGGCAAGTGGCGCAACCGGCGTGACTCTGACCTCCAGGCCGTTCACGCGCAGCGGCATGTCGATCATTCCGCGCTCGTCCATCACCTCCAAAATCTTGGAGACGATAGGGATCATGGTTTCGTTGATTAGGCGACCAAACGCGGAGCCCAGGTTCTGCGCCAGTTCTTTCATTCGCTCCACGATCTCGGTAGCCGAGCGGGCGCTCATGTTGTCGGGCGGCAGCGACTCATCCAGCAGAATGCGCTTGACGTTGGCGCGCAGATCGGTGATCACAATCTGGGACACGTTGAAGTCGCCAGCGCGGGGCAGGGGGCTCAGTGCTGGCCCCTGCGGCCCACCGTTGCGGGCAACCGGAATGATGGCACCAGGAATGATCTTGACGGTGTTGGGATTGAGCACACCGTCGTCTGCTGCCGTGTAGACACCGGCCACCGCCAAGCTTGCGTTTTTCAGCAGCAGTTCAATGACCTTGTTGAGCGTCTTGATGTCGGGCAGGGCGGTCATCAGCGGGCCGCGACCATAAATTTCGCCGGCCACTTTCATGTAGCGGCTGATCACCCAAGGCGACATCTTGCGACGGCGGTAGACGATCTCAGACTTGGTGACTTTGTCGATAACGTGGTAGCAGTAGTCGCCGCGCTTGTGGTCGTAGATCGTGGCCTCAAGCAGTTCGATGTCATCCGTTGGCTTGTCTTCAATCTTGCGCGCCATGTCATCAGGAATCTTGGCATCAGGCCACTGGCGCTGGATGCTCTCGCCCTTCATGCGCATGCGCCGGTAGACGTTGTCCACCTGACCGTTGGCCCTCTCTTCGTAGGTGACCAGGAAGAGAGGCACCGGCACAAAATTCAGCGGCTGCACATCATCGCCCGGCTGCACCATCATGCAGGCGGTGCCCACTGCGAGGTCAAGCAGAAACTCGCCCATCGCAATGTCAAAGTTGCTCTGGTTCAGCACCGTGAACATCTTCTCCTGGTAGACCTCCAGAATTTGCTGGGCCTGGGCCTTGCGATCTGCCGGGATATCA